AATGGCAACAACAAGTGTATTTAACGGAACTTCATTAGTAGTTCTAATTGGAACGGAAGTAATAGGATTTGCTACTTCTTGTTCATTAAGTTTAGCTATCGATACTCCTGATGCTTCTACTAAACAAAGTTTAGGATGGGCTGATGAGATTGGTGGACAAAGGTCTTGGTCTTTAACAACTGATGGCTTAGCTACAGTAGTACCTGGTTCAGTTGCTACTTATGTAACTACAGCAGAATTAAATGCTTTAGCAATAGCTAGAACTGCGGTTGTAGTTAAATTTACAACAGTAGATAACTCAACAGTAGGTGGTGTAACTCCAGTTACAGGTGATGTGATTTATTCAGGTTCAGCATTTATCGAGAGTGTAGATATGACTGCTGATATGGAGAATCCAGTTACTTACTCAGTTTCTTTCAAAGGAACAGGGCCATTAACTATCGCCACTAACGCATAATAACCAACCAAAAATAAACCAAAATGAGAGGACAATTTGAATTAACTCTTTCCGATGGAAAGAAGATACCGATGCGTTTTTGTACGTGGAGTCTTAAAAGATTCTGTCAATTACAAGGCATAGGGCCTTCTGACATAGGAGAGGCTTTAAGTGGACAAGCTTCTTTAGATGCTATTATAAACTTACTGAAAGCTGCTGCTGAATATCCATTATACTCGCAAGGTATAACACCTTCCTTTAGTGAAATAGAGGTTTGTGATTGGGTAGATGATATGGGAGGGATGGGAAGCTCTAAATTCCAAGAGGTGATGTCAGCATTATCACAAAGTATGCAAAGCGGAATAGAAACTGCCCCAACAAAGTCAAGTAAAAAGGATGGAGTAAAAAAAAATTAGAGTGGATTGACATAGAGAAATATACAATGGGGGAGTGCAAAGTGCTTCCCCATTTGTTTTGGGAGATGACGATGGCCGAGTTAGATTTTGTGTGGTATGGTCAAAGACACGAAGAAGAACAGAAATGGATTAAGATTAGATGGCAGACAACAGTTTTAATTAACATTCAATTACCTAAAGGTAAAAAAGTCAAACCTGAAGATCTAATAGAGTTAGATTGCGATATTCGTAACTTTGTAAAGCCTAGAATAATGGAAGAAGATGAATTAAAGGCAGTACTTAAAAAATATGGACATTAATAAACTTATAGGATAATGGCAGATAATCAGATGGTTAAAATTGAGTTCGACTTTGATTTAGGAAATGTTCCTGCATCAGCTAAGAAATTTGCTGATTATCTAAAAGGAATAGAAACTACTTCAAAAGAAGCTCAAGCTCAATTAAAGACATTAGGTAATGAAATAGATAAGACTGCTGATAAAATGTCTAAGACAGGCGATTCTGTTAAAAAGTCAAATCAGCAAATGATGAATCTTGCATTAGTTCTACAAGATTTACCTTATGGATTTAGAGGTATTCAAAATAACTTACCTGCTTTAGTTGGTGGTATAGCTGGGATGACTGGTGTAATTTATTTAGCAGCATCAGCAGTAATTGCGTTATATACTGCTTATGATATGGGCGCCTTTAAATCAAAAGCAGCTACAGAAGCAGCAAAAGCAAGGACAGAGCAATTAAAAAAGGAAAAAGATGCAACTGATAGTCTTTATAGATCAACAGCAAATGAAGCAGTTCAAGTTACTAGCTTAATAGCTGTTATAAAGAATGAAACAGAAAGCAGAAATAGAAAATTTAGTGCATTAGAGCAATTAAAAAAGATAAATCCTGAAATATTTAATGGTCTTGTTTTAGAAAAAAATGCAGTAATAGGCTTAGATAAAGCGTATAATAAATATATAGATAGCTTAAGAACAATAATTACAGTTAAAATAAAACAAGCTGAATTAGAAGGTGTAATTGAAAAGAGATTAAAGGCTGAAGGTGTTATATTATCACAACAAGAAAAAGATATACAAGCAACTGGTAAAGCTTTAAATGCTAATAGAATAGCTAGGGCAACTGACCAACAACAAAGAAAAGAATCTATAAACCAGCAAGTTAAAGAAGCTAAATCTCAAGTTTTAATAAATGGTTTAAAAAAAGAAGAGCAAGATATTTTAAACCAAATCCAAAGTTTGTCAGGTGGAGTAAAAGTAACTACTGTTGAAGATAAGCAGGGAATAGCTAAAACAAAAAAGGATTTAAAGGAATATCAAGACAACCTAAAAAAGACTGAGAAATTAATGTCTGAAATGAGGAAAAGGGCAGCATTAGGCTTACTAGCTCCAGTATCTCCAATCCCAGACAGTTATGAAGAAGATATTAAAAATGCAGAAAAACAACAACAAGCCCAATTAGCTTTTCAAATTAAGAATGATGCAGAAATATCAAAAAAGACTTTAGCTATAATTAAAGACCAATATAGAACAGAAGTTAGTGAAGCTGAAGGAAGTTATGAAAAGATAAAAATTGCACAAAATAATATGGCTGCTAATTTAAACGCAGCATTTATGGATAACACCTTAACCAATGAGGATAGACATAAAGCCTTTGTTGATTTAACTATGCAACAAACTAAATCAGCGGTACAAAATGCTAAAGAATTAATGGCTCAAACTGTTCAAATAGGTATTGGTATTATGAATGCTTTAGGGCCAGCTTTTGATTTATTGTTAGAAAAAGGTGCAGATCTTGGAGAGGTTTTAAGTAGAGCATTTCAAGACATTATTAAAAAATTAATAAAGGTTGCTATTACAGCAGCAATCGCAGTAGCTATTATGTCTTTAATACCTGGTTTAATTCAACCTGGAAAGGCAGTGGCTACATTTGGTAATTTAGTATCTGGTGGAATGGGTATGGGTTCAGCTTTATTTGGTGGTGGTGCTGGAACAGGAGCAGATGCTACAAAAGCAACCAATGCAATTAATACAATACAACCTAGTCCATCAGGAGATAATAATGGACAATTTGTACTTAGAGGAACTGATTTAGTATTAGCTTTGAATAGGTCTGAAAAATCATTAAACTTAAGAAATGGTGCATAATGGCATATTATAATAAATATAAATTTACGTTTGCTACAAGAGCTAATAAGACTGCTTATTTGTATTTACAAGAGGACTTAGGCTCTGCCCCAACAGTTATTGAATACCCAGGAGTAAATATAAATTTACAATATTTACCAAATTCAGATGATCCATATGAGCCTATTTTTGCTAGTCAATTAAGCGTAACAATAGATGTTACTGACAATTTAGCCAATGTGCCAGATTTTGTTAGTAGTAATGATAGAAAATATCATGCTAAATTATTTCTAGGGGATGATTTAGAATGGGTTGGATATACACTTAATGATAATATACAAATATCATTTAGTACAGGTAGAAGGCAAATATCGTTCAATGCTGTTGATGGGCTTGGTATGTTAGCTAACATTCCTATATATACAACAAATGTTAGCAATGTTTCAAATAATGTAAGGTCACTTCTTACTTATATGTTAACAGCTTTAAACTCATTAAACTTTCCTACAAATCTTAATTTAATGACGGTATGCTCTTATTATGCTACAGGAATGTTAACTAGAGCATCTGGTAGTCAATATGAGCCTTTTAATCAAACATACTTGCCTATAAGAACATTCAAAAATCAAGATTATACATACGAGTCTTGTTATGATGTTTTAACAAAAATAATAAAGTCTTTTGGTTGTAGATTATTTCAAGCAGGTGGAAAGTGGTGGGTAGTATCTGTGAATGAATTTGCTAATGAAACTAATTTTTTTACTCAATACAATTCAGCTGGTGGGCTTGTATCAAGTGGCAGCAACTTAAATACTCTTAGTACTATTCAAGCTTATACAGGTAATACAAGCGGTTTATATTTTATAGACAATAGTCAAATGAAATTATTGCTTAAAGGCTACAATAAAATAAATCTAGTTAAAAATATAAACTATGATAAAAATTTAATTGATAACGGAAATTTAATGGTATATACTCTTGGCCCATTAGCCTTTCAATCATTTTTTATATATAATACTGGTCTTGGTTCTACTTTTACATATTTTGATTGGAGCACATCACCTGCAAGACTAGATTTTACTACAATAGATATAACATATGCAGGAGGAGGTGGAAGTACTACAGTAGACGTACTAAACCTGCCTAAGGTTTCCGCTTCTGTTAACCTTACATATTCAATGTTTTTTAAAAGTGCAAATAGCCCAATAGCAAATGCGTTTGGTAGATTAAAAATAAAAGTAATAGGTGATTCGTCTACTTATTTTTTATTAAAAGACGGAAGTGGTAAGCCTGTTTGGAATACTGTAGATGATGGTAATGGCTATTTAATACCAGGATTTGATGTAGGAAATGATGGAGCTGCATTTAGTATTACACTTCCTAAAACTAAAAATACTGGGCAATTATATATTAGTTGGGTAAATGATGGTTTAGATACTTGTCAAATAACTAACTTTAACTTAACATCAACCTATATAGCAGAAAAACAAGAGTTTAATGCTTACATAAATGCTGAAAATCAATATACAAAAGAAATAGAATTGCCTTATGGGTATGTGCCTACAACTGAATTTCCTACAG